CTTGAACGTGTTCCAGCCGCTGCCTGTGTATTACTAATTTGTTTCAACTCGCGATTTAAGTCCACCAAGTTGATAGTAACACCTGGCTTTGGAGTCATTGCAACTGACTTAGTTGGAACCTTAACCATCCAACCCTTTTGGTGAAGCGTGTTAAGCATATTTGTACCATCGTTGAAAACTTGACGGAACAAGTAATCACTTGTGTCCATTAAGTCTTGGCAGTTTGGATGTTCAATTGCTTTGATTAGATCGTCATGATATAATTGTGGTAATGCATCTGTTGGGATAATCAATGCTGATTCAGAATCACCGGGCAATTCGCGAAATACCACAACGCATTTCTTCCCTTGACCGTTGACTCCAACATGTTTAATGAATTGTGCCATGTGGTAGCTCCTTAAATTACTCTGCTGCTGCGGTAACTTCAGGGCCTTCTTCAACTGGCACTGGTTCGCTGGCACTCAGGAACTGTGCCAACTTGTTATAAGTTGTACCGATGATTTCCATTTCGCCGGCTCGGTAACCGCCGCGCTGTGATGCCAATTCAATTGCACCAGCAAGAATTTTCATGTCTTGTAGTGTTAAACCAACTGATTGTTGTGTTTGCTCTTGTTGTTCAGTTTGAACATTTTCCATTTAAATCTCCTAGGTTAAAGATGGATGTCTTCCGCAAATACTTATAGCACATTTTACCATGCGTGTAACCAAAAAAAAAACGCACCTTAGGGTGCGTTAAAAGGAGAAGGATCATAAGTAATAGATGCAGCTCGCGGTGGTGGAACACCCAACTGCTCTAACGTTATAGGACAACGCCAGCAATGATATTTATCAACAACAAATATACCAATTTGGTATAATAACATAATTAGTAACGCCGCTCTAAGAATAGATTCTGGCTACTCTGAAAAGCATCACATCATACCAAGGTCGTTTGGTGGCAGCAATGCTAAATCAAATCTAGTCAGACTCACTGCAAGAGAACACTTTGTATGCCATAAGCTATTGACAAAGATGACAACAGGCACAGAAAAGAAGAAAATGCTATTGGCACTATTAATGATGTGCGTAACAAGCAAAAATCAACAACGACACAAAATAAATAGTTCCCAGTATGCACAGATCCGCGTTCAAGCAAGTAAAGCAAACAGCGGAGTCAACAATCCAATGTATGGCAGAAAGCGACCAGCTGAGGAACAACTACGAATAAATGCCACAAGCAAAGTAAACAGAGCAGCAAGTGGGCCTCGGACACATACAGAAGAAACTAAGAAAAAGTTGAGTAGCAGCCATATGGGAAAGAAACATTCTGCTGAGACAAAGGCTAATTGGAGTAAAGTTAGAAAAGGACGTGCAGGGCAGGATAATAATTCAGGCAAGCATTGGTACAATGACGGCACTAAATCATATCTTGCAAAAGAATGCCCGGCTAATTGTGTGCCAGGCAGACTATGTTACTGATTAATGTCGACTCTTGCCCGGTGGCACGTAGTTAGCAGTGATACCGAACGGTGCTTTGATAGTATTGCTGCCGTGAACTACAAATAGTGTATCCGTATAGTCAGGGTCGCCCCAGCTACCAAACGGATAGCCGTCTGTAAACATAACAAGTTGATGCGGTTGGATGTCGTTATCTTTCATCCATTGCCACACACATTCAAAGCTGGTACCGCCACCACCTTGGATGTTGTATTCGCCCATGCTTCGACCATCGTCACCAGTAAAGGTGTCTTCGTTGTAAACATCAGTGTCAAAGGTAACTACCCGCACCTTGTAACTAGTGAACTGATCCAGGCTACCTTGTACCATGCCCAAGAAGTCTGACAACATGCGATCACAAATAGAACCTGAAGCGTCTAATGCAACAACAATATCAAGTTCTTCGCCAGGCAATTGTCCAGGCATAACTGCACCAGTATGCCAGGCCTTACGGTTAGGACGCATCCATGTGTAGTCGCTCTTGACACTGCCGGAGAACTGAATACGCAACAGGTCCTTCAAGTCCATTACTGGAGCAGTGATGTCTTTTACAAGACGTTCAATGTCTAATGGACAGTTGCCTGCACCTGCGTTCTTTGCGGCCTGGATAGTGGCTTCGCGCCATTCGTCACGCAAGGCTTTCTTTTCTTCCTCATTCAATTTCTTGAACTTAGGCTTGCCCTTACCTTTGCCTTCTTTGTCGCCATTGCCATCGCCATCGCCGCCCTCATCTCCGTCACCATCCATGTCCAAGTGATCGTCAAACGGCATCTTGATAACAGTGGCGTTCTTCATCAAGTCCTCGTACACTTCGTCGGCAGTTTTGCCTTCGTACTTGCGGTCTGCTAAGATCTCAACAGCGGTAATACGGGTACCAACGTTTTCGCGGATCAACATATTGTTGATAACAAAATCACCAGCCATGTTCCAAACACCAGGATCGCGACTGCCACGCCGTGTCATGTGTTCAAAGATAATGTGCCCAAGTTCGTGTGCAAAACCAAAGATCAACTCGCCGTCGGAACACTTTTGAACAAAGTTTGAATTGTAGTAAAACTTGCGACCATCTGTTGCAATGGTCTTGCACCACTCAACTTCTTCTAGTTTCAAGCGAGCAGCCAACGGACCCCAAAAGGGATACTTGAGCAACATGCTAACACGGCTCTTAATTAAACGATCTTTTGCGGGCATCTTAGACATTGTGGCTCCTAAATTTCTTACTGTATCTATTATACTGCAAATTCATCGATATTGTCAACGATTTCATCAATGACTTCGTATACCCAAGCCACTGGAATTTCCAGGATAAGTGCAATGGTTGTAGGCCTGTAATCTTGCTCAAGCATGGCTTTGATTTCCAAACTCAAATTATTCATTGCACTCATTTCGGATCCTTTTTACTGTTTATGTGTATATTATACTGGAGCTTTGGTCCAACGTCAACCGTTTTTACTGGATTTTCTGTTGTTTTTGACTACAACTTAGGTCCCAAAGCATAGCAACTTCGGGCTCCCTAAACCAAATTTTTTGCTTTGGTACAAAATCCCAATCCAGTCGCTTTAGACCTTGGGATCTGCACCATGCGGTAACTTCATTGATTGTTGTGGCTCGATCAAGAACGCGGACGGACCAACTTTCTCGTTGTTTGCGGAGCCACTCGCTAACATCGCCCGGTGAAGGGGCCTGGTTCGTCCACACTGTGGTGTACTCCGGACCGTATAGCATTTCTGCTATTTCAACAGTCCGGGGTCTATCACTCATCTGTAAGCAGATTAGCGTAACGCTTGAAGAACTCTGGGAAGTTGGTCATCTTCTTGCGATCGAAAACCACCTTGTAAGACTTCAACACTGTATGGGCACCCATGATAACCATTTCTGGTTCAAAGTTCGCCATCATAAAGCCCAGCCAGTTGTCGGCGTTCTTGTTAAAGTCGTCCAACTTACCTGCTCGCTTGCCTGCTTCGTAACGAGTACGAAGTTCGTAGCTCAGGCTAGTAACCAGAGCGTATGCAGCCGACACTTCCTTGGATTTGAAAGTAGTAACTTTGCCGCTCAACACATCGCTTGGGTCAGGCAAGTCTGCGGCGTGCTTACGGTGTGCCATAAACTTAATCGCCATACCTTCACCAACCAAGCCTGACACCATGTCTGTGTTAGCAGAGTCAGGCATGTCGTCATCGATCATGTCGCTAACAAAGCTCCAGGTACGTGGAGTAGAGAAAGCACGATCGTGTTGTGTAGGATCAAAGTTGTACAGGTCGCCTTTGAACTGCTTCAAGAAGCCCACCACATGCGGATGGATTTCGTTCATGATAGCCCACTGTTCCCAGTCTTCAAAGTCGCAGCGGATTTCCAAGTGCATGAAGCGGTTGGCCAGTGGGCTTGGCATACGGTACGTAACACCCTTGTCGCCCATACGGTTACCTGCGGCAATCATAACCACGTTTTCTGGCAATGTGTACTGACCCACCTTACGGTTCAAAATCAACTGATAAGCCGCTGCCTGAACAGCAGGAGGAGCAGAGTTCAGTTCGTCCAAGAACAAAAAGATTACATCATGCTTTGCGGCAAATTCAGCAGTAGGCAGTTCAGAAGGAGTAGCCCACTTCATAGTGTTGTCACCAGCTGAGTAGTAAGGGACACCCTTAATGTCAGTGGGATCCATCAACGCCATACGCAGGTCTACGACTGCGGAGTTGGGCCATTCTGCGGCAACTTGGTTCACCATGTCTGACTTACCAACACCTGGAGGGCCCCAAACAAACACTGGGCGGCGCTTTTGCACAGCACGGCGCAGGATGGGTTTGCATTCGCTGATCTTAACTGTACGGGTTTCTACTTGACTTGCCATGATGATTCCTACTTAGAATTTGTTGAACATGTGTGTATTATAAAGCATTTATTTGCGATTGTCAACAAATAAATGCATTGTGGTTTTTACGCAACAGCTTGTTCTTGAGCTGGCATAACTTGAGCAATGAACTCGGAAGCATCAATGGCTTCTTTGGTCATTGGGGCAGGCAATTCGATGAATTTGACATCAGTGCAACCAGCGCGGACCAGTGTACGAGTACGGCGCTTGTCGTTAGTGTAACGAACTGCACCTTTGCCGTTTTTAGAAACAGCGTAGCCAACGTGGGTAAATGTTTCACCAGCAATAACTGATTCAACTGCGGCTTCAACTGCTTGGGCGGTGACTTTAGACATAAATTTCCTTGAGTGTGTGTTAGTGTATTGCAGAACCGTTCCGCAATGTTTAAATTATACTATTGATCCTGGTCCTTGTCAACCTGTTTTTGATGCTTTTTGCGTCTTTTGTAGGCTTTTTTGCTTTCCTCTACCTTGCCCTTAAAAGGGCTGTTGGCGTGGTACAGCTCAATAGCTCTACGCTTAGTACGCTCTAGCTTCAAAGTGATTGTGGTCCGTTTCATAGTGCTAGTATTATATGGCGGCCCGAGCCAAAAGTCAACCTGTTATTGGCGCTTTTTTGATGAAAATGTGTTGTATTTTTGCAACAAAAAAGTAGTACTTGGGTTTAACCTTTTCCTTGTGCTCGCCTACTCAATCCATTTAGCCAAAGAACAATATCATCGTTTACTAAACGAATTTCCATTGCGTCTTGTTCGCCAAATACACGAAAATAACCGGCACCGTGATAGTAAGGCCAATCCAAGTGTTGCTCAAGACCTATCAAGTGCCCAGGGTTTGGACTCCAACCTGGAGGGCATTGGTACGACCAATAGCGAAAGTGGGGCTTCATTAGTTCCCAACCAAATGTTGTCAAGCGCAAGCCCTTGCGCTTGCCTGGTTGGTAGTTTTTAAAAACAGTGTACTCTGTTACCTTGGTATTTTCCCAAATGTGAGGCAAGGGATACTGAGCCAAGTACTCAGTTATCTTTGTAGCTAGTTCCTTGCTCACTGATCTTGCGTCCTTGCTTCATTTCGACAACTGAAAAATCTTCCACTTTGAATAGTTTGTTTAACTTATCAGCCAAGTTAAACGCATGCCCTGGATTAGAAAATGAAACTTTTTTGTACTTTGGGCCTGGATAGCTGATTAAACTGTTCAGGGTGCGAAGATTAATTGGTCGGTCTTTATAAAAGACCGCATATATTGCATCAGCTGCAAGTACTTCTTCGCTCTTGTAAGTTCTTGGATTTGTATGCGTTAATAGGATGTTGGGCTTGGGTCTACTCATGATAACTTTATTTATCAAAAGTAGATATTTATCAAACCAATTACACTGTGGTCTTTGGCAACATTATAGACAGCTTGCCACCGTGTATGATAATACAGCTGGTCTCAGGATCGGCCACAGAAGTTCCTACGGCAGTAAATGTACGAGTCTTGGAATTGGCCCAAAGGGAAAACATTACAACACCGTCAATGGATCCAACAGCAATGACATCTTCCTCGGCAGCTTTTAGGCCATTGGCCAAGTCTTGAGTTTTACCACACGTCCAGCTAGACTCAAGTTTAAAAACTTCGGCATTCGCCGGCCATGCTAAAAAAGCAATAACTAAGATCAGTAAGGAAACAATCCCTACCTTAGTTATAAGTGGCCGCCAGCCATTCAGTATGTTGTTGAGCATTATCACTTGACTTTTGTAAATTATACTTGCCACAGAACTTCATAAAGTGTGGACCAACAGATGGATTTCGAGGCTTTTGTACAGCTTCGGCAATGGTAGCGTCTAGTTCAGCTTTGATATGATCTGGCTGTGCAGTCAGATCGATAATGGCACGATTGCGTTCATAATCATCGCGCACCAGGTGCTCGACACCTTCGTGGTCGGTCCAACGTTGTAGCATGAGATTGTTCCACATAAAGCCTTTGTTGTTGCGATCTGCAAATGCTTCTTGTAGGCCCACTTTGTTCTTGGTACCTTTGGTACGCACACCAGGATAAGCACTAAACACGTTGTCACTTGTATCACCGCGCATGCACTTTTCAAACAGCAACCATTCTGGTTCAGGCGCTGGCTTTACTTCTTTTGTTTTCTTGTCTTTTACCGGCTGACCCTTTTCATCAAAGTAGCCTTCGTGAGTTGTGAGTACACCAGTGATGCCATTGAACAATTGCACATTAGGAGCAATCAGCTGTTCAAAGTCTGTGTCACTTGAAACGATAATATGGTTGTCGTCCTTGTGCAATTGAATCCAACGGGCAATAAAATCGTCAGCTTCGCATACAGGATTCTTAAGAACAGTTACATTGGTCTTGGTACTAATGTATTCGTAGAACTTATCAAACGATTCCCAAAACAGTTTTTCTTCTTCTGCTTCTTTAGGAGTTTGTTTAGCACGACCCTCTGCACGATTGGCCTTGTACGGCTTGTATACGTCCTTGCGCCAGCTTCGGCCTTCAAAGCAGAATACAACATGCTGGCCCTGTCGATCACGCCATTGACGCAGGACAGAGGCCAGGATAATATGGTAGCTCATTGCAACACGCTCTTCAGGGTCACCAGAACGGATCACATGACGGGCACGGAAGAACAAGTTTGCGGCATCGACGATTAAGTAGCTCATGTGACTATTGTAGCAGTAAATTGGTTAGGTGTCAAGCGATTATTGGTTGCGTGTTCGATCGTTTGTTTGCATACGACCAGCGTCTGCAATAAATGATCCGGCGGCATCACTGTCCATGCTTACGTTACGGCACATGTCAGTGAACCAAGCGTCAACAATATCCTCGGGGCTGTTACCTTGATAACCACCGGAACGCAAGAACTGTACAAACGCAGGAT